CCTCGACGCGGATTTTTGAACGCATTTTCTCGAACCAGGAGTCGCCCATGGGCCGCCGCGGCCGCCACCCCGACCCCAACTCCGCCCGCAGCCGGGCTGCGGTCGCCCGTGCGGCCCAGATCGGGGCGATCGGCACCGCGCCCCCGGCCCCCGGCTCCGCCCAGGCACCGCGAGCGGTGAAGGCCCCTGCGTCGGTCACCGCCAGGCCCGCGGCCGCCCGGTTCTGGAAGGCCCACGCGGCCGACCTCGAGGCCGACGGCCGCCTGACCGCGGACCGGGCCGAGACGTTCGGGCTCCTCGCCCACCTGTTCGCCGATGCCGAGCAGCTCGCCGAGCAGGTCGCCGCCGAGGGCTGGATCACCGCGACCGAGAAGGGCCAGGCCCCGTCGCCGGTCGCCCGGCTCCTGCGTGACTCGCGGCGGGATTACGTCATGCTCGCCCGGGAGTTCGGCCTGACGGCGGCCGCCGCCGGCCGAATCCCCCAGGACATCACGCATGCCGAAGCGACCGTCGAAGACCCCGAAGCCGCGACCCTCGCGAAGCTCCGCGTCCGCGGCTGATCCGAAGAAACGGCCCGAGTACGTCGCCGGCTACCAGTGGGACGCCGAAGCGGCCGAGGCCCCGGTCGAGTTCATCCAGACGCTATGCCGTCACCCCGACGAACGCGGCGGTGACCCGCAGCGGATCGAGCTCATCGACTGGCAGAAGGAGCGGGTCCTTCGGCCCCTGTTCGGATGGCGACGTGCCGACGGCCGGCTTCGTTTCCGGCGGGCCGGGATCTTCGTCCCGAAGAAGAACCGGAAGTCCTCGCTGATGTCGCAGCTCGCCCAGTACATGGCGACCTGCCACGCCCCCGCCCAGGACGTGTTCCTCGCGGCGAACGATCGCCTCCAGGCCCGGACCATGTATCGAATGGTCCGCCAATCGGTCGAGGCCTCGCCCACGCTGTCGAAGCTCCTCGAGGTGATCGACTCGCGGTCGATCATCCGGAACCGCGAGACCGGGAAGGAGATCCGCTGCCTGTCTTCCGACTCCTGGCGGAACGAAGGGCTGAACGGATCCGTGATCCTGGACGAGATCCACTCCTTCCGCTCGCCGGACCTGGTCGACGCCCTGATCTACGCCACGCGAGGCACGGCGAACGGTCTCGTGATCTCGATCTCGACGGCTGGCTCCGATCGGAACGGCATCGGCTGGCGATGGTGGCAGGACTGCGAGCTCGTGATCGCGGACCCGAAGGTGAACCCGACGTTCTACGGCCTGATCTACGCCGCGGCCGAGACCGACGACTATTCGGACCCGGCCGTCTGGCGGAAAGCGAATCCGTCGATGGGGGTCGCGTTCCCCGAGGACGAGTTCGCGGCCGACTACCAGGACGCGACGACCGACCCGCGGAAGATGTCGAAGTTTTTGCGGTACTCGCTGAACGTCTGGCAGGCCGCCGACGCCCGATGGTTCCAGGGCGACGACTGGGCGAAGTGCGGCTCGGCCCCGCTCGCCCCGCTCGAAGGCCGGCCGTGCTGGGTCGGCGTCGACCTGGCGAGCAACCTCGACATGACCGCGGCCGCGTTCGTCTTCAAGGAGGCCGACGGCTCCTATTCCGTCGTCTGGCGGTACTGGGTCCCGTCCGAGACCGTGGCCGACCGCGTCCGCGAGGGCATCCCCTATGACGCGTGGATCCGCGACGGATGGGTGACCGTAACCGACGGCCACCGGCTCGATCACGAGGCCGTCGCCCGGGACATCATCGCGTTCGGCGAGGCCCACGAGATCAAGGCCGTGGGCTGCGACCCGTGGCAGGCCGGGGCCCTGGAGACGCTCCTCCAGCGCGAGGGCATCACGACGAAGGACATCCCGCAGCGGACCGCCTACCTGAACTCCTCGTGCAAGCTGCTCGAGGCCCTGGTCGTCGAGGGCCGGCTTCGAACGGGCGGGAACCCTGTCGCGACGTTCAACGCGAACAATGTGTGCGTGTATACGGACCCCACGGGGATGATCAAGCCCGACAAGGCGAAGTCGAACGAGAAGATCGACGGCATCGCGGCTCTCGTGAACGCGCTCGCTCTCGCGTCCACCGACGAGGACACCGGCGAGGCCGCGAACCTCGACGACTGGAAGATCCGACTCCTATAGCCGAGATTCTGCCCGGGCCCGCCGGGGGAAACTGGCGGGCATGCCCAGCTCCCGAAAACGCCCGGCCACCCCCGAAGGCCGTGGCAGCCGACGCCGGACCCCGGCGAAGGCCGCCGCGGCCCCGCGCGTGATCTCGATCCGACGGACCACGCTCCCGGTGCCGGGGACGTGGGGCGACATCCTTCCTTCGGTCGTGGGCCCCGAGACCGCGGTCCGCGTGTCGGCGATCTTCGGGGTCGTCCGGTGGATCGCCCAGGCCGTCGGCATCTGCCCGATGCAGATCATGCAGGAGCGGCCCGACGGCCGCCGCGAGAAGGCCGATCTGCCCTGCGCCTACACGCTGCGGAAGCGCCCTAACAACTGGCAGTCGGCCTGGGACTTCTACGTCCTCCAGGCCTACTGGACCGCCCTCCACGGCAACGGCTACGCCCGCGTAGTCTCGGGCGATCGCGGCTGGATGACCCAACTGATCCCGCTCCACCCGTCCCGGGTGAAGGTCGAGCAGTCGGCCGCCGACTACTCGCTGACCTACAAGTTCTGGACCGAGAAGGGCCAGTGGGAGCCGATCCCCGGGCCCGTGCTGCATTGGCGGTGGATCTCCGACAACGGCATCGTCGGCCACGCCCCCGCCGAGATGAACGCGACGAGTATCAACCTCGCGCGGCAGCTCGACACCGCGGCCACCGCGTTCTGGCAGAACTCCGCGCGGCCCGACATGGTCCTCGAGACGGACGAGAAGGTCCCCGATGCGGCGGTCGACGCCCTGCGTGACATGCTGCACGAGGCCTACGGCGGGGCCGAGAACCGCGGCCGGGCCGCCGTGCTCCCGAAGAAGACGCGGCTCAAGCCGATTGAGTCGAACAGCATGGAGGCGTCGCAGTTCCAAGAGTTGCGGGACGCGATCCTGCCCGATGTCTGCCGTCACTGGGGCGTTCCCTCCACGCTCCTGGGTGACTCGAAGATGAACAAGTACTCGACCGTCGAGCAGGAGCACCTCTCCGCCCAGGTCTGGTGCCTTCTGCCGTGGGCTCGCCGGATGGAGTCGCCGATCGACATGGCGCTCCAGCCGGTCTACGGGGAAAACGTCTACGCGAAGCTCGACACCCGCGGCATCCTGCGGGCCGACACCGCGGGCCGGGCGGCCCTGTATCAGTCGCTCTGGAACATGGGGGCGATCACGCCGAACGAGATCCGCGACCGCGAGGACTTCGACCTCCTCGACACGCCCGCGGCGAACCAGACGTTCGTCCAGCTCGGGTTCTCGACGCTCGACGCCGCGGCCGCCCAGGCCGGGGCGGCCGGAGGCGAGCCGCCGGCGGACGCCACCGAGCCGGCGGACGACACCACGACCACCGACTCCACAGTCGACTCGAACACGGACCCGCTCGCGGCTGCCGCGTCGGGGGCGGACCTCGCGGCGACCGCGCTAAACGGTGCCCAGGTCACGGCCCTGCTCGAGGTCCTCGGCCAGATCGCCGCCGGCACGATCGACAAGGACGCAGCGGTCGCCCTGATCACCGCGGCCTTCCCGACGATCACCGAGGCCCTCGCGTCGCAGATGGTCAACGGCACGAACGAGATCCCGCCAGGAGGTCCGAACGGTGGAACCTGAACGCCGCTACCTGTCGATCGCCGACGACGACTCGGCCTGCACGTTGTTCGTCGAGGAGCGTGACGGTGAGACCCCGAAGATCCGCGGCATCGCCCCGCCGTGGGATTCGCTCTCCGTCGACCTCGGGGGCTTCCGCGAGAAGTTCTCCGCGACGGCGTTCGACAAGGTCCTGTCGAAGCGGAAGCTCGACGTGCCGATGCTCTGGAACCACGACGACTCTCGGCCCCTGGCCCGGACCACCAACGGCACGCTGAAGATCGAGAAGTCGGACAAGGGCCTCGCGTTTGAGGCTGACCCGGTCGCGACGCCGACGGCCGCCGAGGTCCTGACGCTGATCAGGTCGAAGACGATCTTCGGATCCTCGTTCGCGTTCACGGTCGGCTCGAAGGGCGAGACCTGGACCGAGGACGATCGCGGGAACGTGCTGCGAACGATCACTGAGGCGTCCGGCCTGTTCGACGTGAGCCCTGTCACGCGGGCCGCCTACCCGAACAGCTCCGTCGGCCTTCGCTCGCTGACCGCCTGGAAGGCAGCCCGAGGGCTCGTCCAGCACAGGAGCGAGGGCCGCGGGCTCGTGATCTCGCTCGACTACGATCGGACCTGGACCGCGGCCCCCGGCCTCTGGCGGTCGTTCGTCGGCATGGCGACGGCCGCCGGGAACCGCGTGGTCTGCATCAGCCGCCGCGAGAACGACGAGGCGAACCGCGAAGAGCTGCGGCTCGCGTTCGCGGACCTCGAGGTCTCCGACCTGATCCTCTGCGGGGCGAACACCCAGAAGCGGGACGCCGCGGCCGCCGCCGGCCTGGCGGTCGACGTGTGGGTGGACGACTACCCCGAGGGCATCGTCTCGGCCACCGACGCGAAGCCGACCCGGGCCCTGCGGGTCTCGTCCCTGGCCGGTGCCCGGGCCGCAGCCGCGGCC